CAAGCCAACGGGTTGTTTTTCACGGGCGTCTTTGGTGTCATTGTTGAATAAAGCAAGGCCAGCTTGTCGCGTAAGTCCGGATCCTCGGTAGCGTTGTAAAGGTCTTCAAGCGTCTGGCCAACGTCTTTCTTGGTGAATTTAAATCTGGAATTTAAATTCTTTAAGTTATAAGCGCGTGTCTGTATGTTCATTTTGTTTTTTCTCCTATTTTAATTAATTAATTTAAATAATAAGCCGCGACAACCATAGCTTCACCAATTGACTGAAAATCGCCGTCGCTATACAATAAGCCAGTCTCATTAAACACTTTAAGCCATACACGGCCGTTGATTTTAGATATTTTTAGCATTGTTTGGATTCCTTTTTAAATTGTTTGAATTCTTGTTTAAATAACTTTTTTGCTTCCGTTAACGTGTAATCAATGTATAATCTTTTGAATAATTGATCTGATCTATCCTCATACTCAAAAATAGAGATATACCCGTTTGCGGTAATGTCTACTATCATTATCTTGTTTCCTCATAGCGTTCACGACAATAATCATCGATACCAAGCCCGTCTAGCGTATAATCGAAAGACACTAGGTCACTACCCTTGCCCGGGCTAACGCTTTTGTTGTACGTATCAATGCATATTTCCCTACCAGAACCCCTGATACACAACCGCGCTCCAGCATACTCAAGCGTTTCGGACAATATGTAGGCTATGTTCGCAACATTGTCAACGTACCATTCAGCGTCATTGCAACCCGTGAACGCGCTTACTAACTCACCAAACGCATTATCATCGCCTTGATCAATGTATCGTGCAAGGCGCGCACAATTATCCATTACAGGGCCTCCAATTTTTCCAATAATTCCTCGGCCATTGATTTTAGATATTTTTAGCATTTTTACCGGATCTCATCTAGCATTGCCAACTCTTCACTACTATACAGCCTACTCAAGTTTTTGAATTCATCATAGACACGTTCATAAAGCTCAAGGCCATGAATAGAGTCCTCATCATATCCGTAATTCCAACAAAACTCCTCATGACGGCCTGGATCAGTTGCCGTTAAGCAAGCCAATATGTCATATTCTGTAGGTTTTTTTCTTTCAAGTGGATAAATGGAACTACTGGCAAGCGATTGTCCAAATTCGAAGCTATATGACTGTTCCCCTTTTGTCATTTTTCTTGTTATCTTTATATAATATATATCCCTTTGTCTTTTATCGCCTTTAAAATAATAATCGTGATCAATCCATTTTATAGACATATCAGTATGAGTCACGTTTAAAAAGTTTCTGGCCATCCAGTCACACTCATCATTCAGCTTTTTGCAATACTCACTATATTTATCCATTCTCATTTACTCCATTTTAAACTATAAAACTACAATAAAACTACAACAAAACCAATAGTATCAACCGTGACCAGTGTCGTCAAATCGAAAAATCTTGATGTATGAAATCGCGCCTAGCGTCGTAATACAAAAATCGCAAAAAATAAAATGATGTATTTTAGCCTATTTTGTGTATTACAAAACCACGCCTAGCGGCTGATATACGTATTACAAAACTACGTGTAATCTTGTAATACGGTATTACAAATTTACGCTTAAGGTTGTATTACAAAAATAGGCTAAAATACATCATTTTATTTTGTATATATTCATTTACACATAAACCTGTAATACACTGTTTTTTATAAATTTTTGTTTTTTTTCAATAATCGTTGTAAAATACACTAAAATAAAAATAAAAATAAATTTTCAAAAAATCACCATAACGTATTTAGTTAGTAGAATATATATATATATAATATAGGTAAATATATATTGTAGTAGGTATTTGTATAGGGGGGGAGAATTTTTGGCTAAATGTCGAATACACTTGGCGGCTTCGGACGCTCTTTAGCTTTGTACCGATCTGCCCGATCTGGAAGCTGTTCGGCTTGTTGTTGTTTTCTACGGCGCTTACACACTGGTATCGGTTGGCCGATGACGCAACAGCTAGTGATATGGCTGATACGATGTTTGTAGGCTTCCAAGGCCTTAATCATTGCTTGGGCTGCTGTCCTCGCTGGCTTCCAAGTCTGGAAGCTGTCGCGGTTCTTGTAGCTGATGCGGATGAGATAGCGATATTCAGCCATATAATCAACATTATATACTATTAGCGTATGTTTTGTTATGCCAACGTGTTAAATGCTCAAAATGATACAGAATTATCGCTCTGATAGCTGTTTAGGTGGTTTAAAGTGGCTGGAAGACGTCTACCCCTTGCGCTTCGGAAGCTGTTGGTCATAGAGAGTGCATGGGACACTGGAATTACTGGCATTACTTGTCATTACAGGCTTTTTTGCAAAACTTTACATAATAAATATTATGCGACATAGGTTAATAATTGCTTTAGTTTACAACGAAAACGAATATCGTACGATGTGGCAAACACCCCCGGGGGGGTCATATATTCGAGGGGGTACCCGCCAAATGACTTGTCGCCATAGCGTTATCTAAACCGCCTCTGAATTTTTTGAGCTTTACGAAAAAGGGTAAAGTTTAAAACGCATCAGTAAGAGTTTAACGAAGCTAGAGGCTTGACGGAGTTTAAAGTGTATGGTACAGTGGGTTTGGTTATGGTAGTGGTGAGAACAAAAACTTTTTTCATTTTTTTCTCTGACACTCTTCTCACTCTCACAAGATTTGGAACTACAACACTTACTGCTGCCATAGCTAAAGCATGAAAGAGAGTAGTAAAAAGATAGATAAGGACGTTATGGCTCGTGTAAAAAAGAAATTTAAGGAGGCGGATAAGGACAATCCACCGGTGGAATTGGTTGCGGATAAGAGTATGCCGGTACAAATACCGGAGCATTATGCGTATACGATGGCTCAGGTTGCTTTTTTAGAGGAGTATAAGAAGACGTTGGACCCGGACAAGGCGGCGAAAGCGGCTGGGGTTGATAAGCGAGTGGCGGCGACGTGGATGAAGAAACCGCATATTGAGGAGGTTGTGGTTAGTATTCATAAGACGTATGTGAAGGCTGTGATGTTGGATGCTAAGATTGCGGCGGGGCAGTTTGAGGAGGTATTGCAGTCGTTGAAGGAGCGGTTTGAGGAGGGGGATTCGAGGGTGTCGGGAGCGTTGGCGAGTATGGTGAGTAATAAGATGAAGTTTACTGGCCACGGTGGTGTGGAAGATGCGGGAGGTAAAACGCAGATAAATATTAATATTGATTTAGGTTCGGTTGGTAAAGAGCAAGGAGAGATTATAGATGTCTAAGATTCAGGTTATTTGTATTGGTTGTGCGAAAGCGAATGGCGGCGTGTTGGATGAGGGTTTTGTTAATCCGCATTTGGTTTTGAGGGAGTGTGATGTTTGTGGCGAGCCGAATCCGGTGGCGAATATTATGGCGTGGAAGAATTTGAACCCGCACGATAAGGAAGCGTATCAGGCGAAGGTTGCCGCGCCCAAGCGCACACGGGCTAAAAAAACAGAAGATGCGAATAAAGAGTAAATTATTTCAGTGGTGGCTGAAGGACAAAAATATACTTGAACTGGTTGCGCGGGAGAAGTGGTTATTCGACAGTCGAATACCCGACCATTTGCGGGACAAAGTGGTATCGGCTAGTGATGACTTTTTAGTCGTACGTGCGGTGGGGGACGCTACAGTGTATCGCATTTACCCAAGGGAGGCCAATGGCACAATATCCCCGTTTGCTAAATTCAAAGAGTTTTACGTAAGGGATACGCTCCTAAGAAGCCCTAAAGATTTTCCGCCAGAAACAATAAAAGAGAAATGGGAGGAGTGGTCTTACCCAAATGAGTTTTACGCTGGGTAGAAATGAAGTTTGAATTAAATTATAAGGCTTCTCCAACGCTTTCGAAGTTTCATAACTCGGACGCTTTTTTCCGAGGGGTGAAAGGGCCGATTGGCTCTGGGAAGTCTGTGGGGATGTGTTTTGAGTTGTTTGTCGTGATGAAGAGCCAAGCGAAGTCAAGAGATGGGATTCGTCGGACTCGGCATATCGTGGTGAGAAATACCGCACCGGAGCTTGAGACGACGACGTTAAAGACTTGGCTGGATTGGTTCCCGGAGGAAGTGTTTGGGAAAGTAAACCGAAAGCCGCCGATCTCGCATCATATTAAGATTGACGATATTGAATCGGAAGTTATCTTTTTGGCACTAGACCGCCCCGAAGACGTTAAAAAATTATTGTCGTTAGAGGCTACAATGATTTGGTTTAATGAAGCTCGGTATATTTTAAAAGAGATTTTAGATGCCGCTACAGGTCGGGTGGGTCGGTATCCGTCGCACCGTGAGAAGCCCGACGGGTTTGAGGGGCAATGGCCGACACGGTTTGGCGTTATAGCGGATACTAACCCGCCCGATGATTCTAGCTGGTGGTACGATATGGCTGAGATTAAGCACCCGGACGGCTGGGTGTTTTTCGATCAACCGTCTGGGCTTAGTGAAAGCGCAGAGAATGTGGAGAATTTGCCGCCTAGTTATTATAACAACATGATGGCGGGTAAGCCACAAGAGTGGATTGATGTGTATGTGCATGGGAAGTATGGGTTTATCCAAGAAGGCAAACCGGTATATGGAGATAATTATGTGGACGCCACGCATTCAAGTGCGGATGTTAAGTATGATTCGCTATTGCCGGTGATTGTTGGGGTGGACTTTGGGCTTACCCCGTCGGCGGTTATTGCTCAGAAAGACCCATTTGGTCGCTGGCGAGTAGTGGACGAGTTTTTAACGCCCGATGGTGAGACGTGGCCGCTCCAAGACTTTGCTAGAAATCTTAATAAATATCTAACCAAGGAATACAAGCAAGCGAATATTGAGTTATGGGGTGACCCGTCTGGCGGCTTTAGGGACCAACAAGGGGTTACTGCGTTTGATCTGTTTAAAAAAGAACAGTTGTTTGTGCGTCCAGCACCATCGAATAAGTTTGAAGTCCGAAGGGAAGCGGTATTGTCGCCACTGTTGCGCTCAAGCAATGGCCTGCCGGGTATTGTGGTAAGTCGGCAAAAAGCCCCAATGGTGCGACGAGGGTTTAACGGTGGGTATCACTATAAGCGGTTGAACGTTGGGGGCGAGGCAAAGTATAAATTAGAGCCAGAAAAAAACCGGTTTAGCCACCCGCACGATGCGTTGCAGTATGCGTTATTAGGCGGTGGCGAGCATAAAACGATGCTAGGTCGAAACGAGAAAATGCAAAAGCCTACAGTCCTTCCCAAGTTTAAAATCTTTTAGTATACTATGGAAATGAAAAAAATTAAATGGTATGTGGTGTTTCGGCGGATTAGTCCTACTAAACACCCGACCATGCGAATTTTAAAAAAGGTTTTAGACCATAACATTCAACACGTATTTGCGTTACGGACGATCAGTCCGCACACGGTGGCAATTGATTATACAGGGTTTAATATAAACACTAAACTATACGAAAATCAAACGGCCGAAGAGGTTTTAGATTTTTATTTTAGCCGCCCAAAGTATTTAGTTGTCGAATATGAAACGACCGAAAAAGACTGTAAGTCGGGGTTTCATATTGGAAATATTATACCGGGGTGTGTTAGTATAGTGAAAATGGCGTTAGGAATAACTAATTATGCGATTACCCCTTACAAATTGTACAGATGGTTAGTGATAAATGGAGGTAGATTATGGGTGGCGGCGGACCAAAATACGACGACTCAGTACAGCGTCAGCAATTAGAAATGCAACAGGAACAGTTGAGACAGCAAGAAGAAGAAAGTCGAGCGCAACGAGAAAAAATTGCGCTTGAAAATACTACCGCTTTATTGGCGTTGCGGCGGGGAACTTTAGGGCGACGGTCGCTGTTGTCCACGTCTGAGCGAGGCGTTGTATGAACGTAAAGGAAAAGTTTTTAGCGACGTTCAAAACACTAGAATCTCGCAAGCAGCAATGGGATTCAACGTATGAAGAAGTGTATGAGTATTGTATGCCGCAACGAAATTTATTTAGCGAAGCGGTTAATGGTGCTAAACGGGATAACGCTCAAGTTGTTTTTGATTCAACCGCAGTAAACGGGACTCAAAAATTTGTGTCGAATATACAGAACGTGTTGGTGCCGCCGATGAAAAAGTGGGCTCGGTTAAAGGCGGGGATGTTTTTGAAAGGGGAAAACGGGCAAGACGACGCCGAAATACTTAAACAATTGGAAATTATGGAGACCCGGTTGTTTGAGTGTCTTCATGCGTCG